ATATCTTCCCGAAATAGTGGTCGGCTTCGGCTGCTCGGCGTTTCATCAGTCCGGGGAGGGGCTTCAGAACACCGTTAACCCTTGCGTTAACGTGTTTCATGAACTCGGCGCGGATAGTGGGATCATTGGGGTCGGACTTAACCTTGCGGACGAGTGTCGGGGCCTTGACGGTGAGCGAACCGATATTGTAAGACAGCGAAACAAGCGCGTCGAACTGGTCGCCATTGAGCTGCACCCCAGCAAAGATCGGCGCGACTGTAGCGGCGAACTTGGTAATATCGGTATCGAAAAGCGCGTCAGCCTCCGCTTGTGTGATTTTCTTGCCGGGGGTGACATCTTTCCCGGTGTGGCCGTAGCCGATTGTGAGAACTCCGGCAGGGCAACGGTAGGCTGTAAGCCGACAGCCTTCCCACGCCTTAATTTTTTTCTTGATTGCGGTTGAAAGTTGCATGATGATTTATTTATTTGGGATGTTACGTTTCTCGTTGAGATATTCAAACTTGCATTTATACAGGTAAATGAGGACGGCCCACATATCGGTGCGCTCCACCTCCGCCACGTTCCCGAACAGTCCGGCGGTAGCGACCTCGAAGGTTATACCGGTCCATCCGGTCTTGTCGTCCGGCTTCTTTCCTCCGCCGGAACTGCGGAAGATAATCCGTAAATCAATTTTCTTTCCGTTGATTTCCACGGGGCCGGCAAGGATTGCCTTCCAGACGGAGGCGAGGAGCGTCGGGGCATGGAACGCCAGAAGGTCGGGCACTTTCTCTCCGTCGGGAATATGGTAGAGCCGCCGGGCAATATGGGCGTAACCTTCAGCCACCTCTTGCTCGTCCATTTGGTGAAGATTCTCGGCTATGGTAAGGCACTCCACAAACTCGCCGTATGTCACACCCTCCAGCCAATCGCCGGGGCCTTGATAGCCTCCGTATGAAGGCAGGAGGTTAACGGGCGTATTGAAATCAAGATGAACGCGGTCGCCTTCAGCCACGAAAAAACCTTCAATCGCTCCGGCCTGTGCTTTCAGTTCCTCGACGTGTTGCGCCTTCAACAACGTGTAATCCGCTTTTCCGAGGCCAATCAGGAAGGAGAGCCAGCGAACACGGAAATAATCGCCGTCAATCACACCCGCGCCCAGAGCATAGGCGAGAAAAACGTAATATTCGTATTGCGCTGGGGTCAATTCGCTGACATGGGTCGGAATTTTGACGGAGCGGCCTCGTGTGGTGATTGTTTCCATTAAAACGACATTCCTTTACTGTGGACAATAGGCCCGGTAATTGATGTATCTACCTCCTCGCCGTCTGCGTCGAGCTGCGCCACGAGCTGCTGAAGGTATTCGAGGGCGCGGGTAGCGTCAGCACCCAGAGAGGCGGCAACCGAGGCGCGGGCCGATTGCTCGGCGCGTAACCTTGATTTTACCGGCTGCGACTGCTGAACCTGTACGATACCCTCCGGAATAACCTCGACCGGAAGGCGTTCCACCGCCTTCTGCATGGTTAGCAAAGCCACTGCGCGGGCTGCTGTTGCCTTCATCAGCGTGAAGGTATCGGAATCCTCACCCGAAAGAATCGGAGCGAGATACTTGCCGAGTACCGGGGCGACGGTTGCGCCCTGAACCTCGCGGATAATAGGAACGAGGGTAACGAAAAGGCGATGAGAACCGATAATGTAGTAATTATCGAACTCCTCCTTACTGCGTATTAACAACCCTTCGCGCTGGCGGTACTTGGGCGATTCAATCCAGAACGGGAACGCCTCGCGGTCTAAGGCTTCGACAAGTGCGTCGGTAGCCTCGTAGGCCAGACGTAAAATATTTTCCTCGTCCTTGAACTCCTGAAGGGCTGTTAACCCTTTTTCGTTTTCTCCGAGGCTTTTCGCCCTTCCTGTATCTCCGTGCTGTGCGTCGAGAGTCGGGATTATCTTCAGCCATGTAAAGAAGGCCACCGCCTGTTGCAGATAAGCCAGAGCGTCAGCCATAGCCGCGTCGTCGCTTTCTCCGTTTTCGTAATAGTCGGCCAGAGCCTCGACCGGTTCACGGCCCACGATTGCGACGACATCACGGATTCCGAACGGAATCAGGGGCCGCCACTTGTCGAAAGTGATACCGTTAGAGATTATTCCGACGGCTGCGGTAATTTCCTCGCTGCCGTTTCCGTCGCGGTCAAATAGTTTCATCGCGTTTCAGTTTATAGGGTTTCCAATCGGCAAAATCATTGTTAAACGAATGGATTTTGTCGAAAATTTCTTCTTTGTAGAACCTTGCCACGCCTTCATCGACTGTTATAACCGTCTGCTCACAACGCGGATTACTGTTAAGGTTTGCCGAACCTTCGACCGCAAAATCAAAGCGTTCACCGAAACCGGCCATAACTTTAGAGTGATTCCGGAACACGGCAACGCGGCCGCCCATGAGCGCGACGGCCTCGCGCAAAGTGTTGTAAACCTCGGCAAACTTGGAATCGAAAATTTCACCGAGATAGAGGTCGAGCCGTCCAATCAATCCGCCGCGCTGCCATTTCAAAAGCGTTTCCGCGTCGGTCAACGCCATAGAGAAGGTGGACAAACAAACATACTCCAGCGGTTGCTGTTTGAGGATAGCCCGGAGATAGGTTAGCGCGTCAACATCGCCGAAAGAAAAACAATGATACGCCTCGCCCGGTGAAAAGTGCCACGGTAGGACATTTTCGAGAAAAAGCTCGGATTTTACGCGGCGTTCAAAGTTGCGCGACATCGAGCGGAACACCCTCGTTTCTTTCCCGGTGTTCTTATCCTCGGCGCGTTCCTTGGCCTCGTCCTTGCCTTTGCCTTTGTTCTCCGGCTGCTGCTCCGGGGTGGCGAATAAATCACGCATTTGCTTTCACTCTGTTTTCGGGGTTGACATTTTTTTCGGCCTCTACAACGGTACGATATAGGCCGATTCGTATATCTGTGCCGGGGTGGTTGGTGTCGATGAACTGTTGGAACGGCTTACATAGCACCATATCAGGCACGGCGGTTTCTGTGGCGTTATACACCTTCAGGGCGTAGAGTTTTTCGGAGCCTGAACCGAGTTTTGTATCAAGTATCAAGTTAGAGAGTGAGGGGTCGAGGCCAAAACCGGAGGTCGCGGCGGCCTCTGACTTTTTGCATATTGCCACCATTGCTTCGATGTACTCTTTAACCTTGTTGTCGATAGCGGTAATCTTCCACCCCTCGAAATTGTTAGCCTCCTCGTTCCAGAACTGCGAGGTATGCAGGAACTTGCCCGCGTTCTCCTTGCCGGACATCGAGGCGGCAAATTTCTCCATCGCTGCGTCCTTGAACTCCTCTAACATTTCCTTTTTATAGGGTATGCCCCTTTGCTGACAGGCCATTTTTATCTGTTCCTCGGCGCGGTCCCAATATGACTGGGGCGATTCGATATGTTTCGAGATAGCCGAGGCGTTCTCGTTGTAAGCTGCGAGGAGTGGCGCGAGTGTTCCGGCCAACTCCAGCCAATCGAACGCACCGATAAAGCGCGGTACGCTGTAATGGTCGTGGTTGTAACTGTAAATGTTGTAATATGCCAGCGAAACGGGATATTTCAGAGGGTCGGAGGGGTCAAACAGAGGGTAAACGTGTGAGGTACGAGGGTCGGCCAGCGGCCAATCTGCCACCATCGCTTGTGTAGGCAGCTTATTTTCTCCGGGCCATACGAAACGCACCTTTCCAGCCGGAACGTGTTCGACCCTCGCAATACGCCCGGAGCCGATACGCGCCCCGCGTGAACGTGTGAATTTAACCCAGAACCCCTCCAAATGACAGAGGTCTATCAGACAACGGTGCATTTGTGTGAGGTAGTCGGTAGCCTTCAGGTCGGCGGTAATCTGGTCGTCAACAGCCCACGCCCGGTAAAAGATATTGTTCGCGTCCACAGCGTCGCGGTAGAGCCTCGGACCCTCGCCCCACTGGAGGCCGGCCTTCTTGCCCATGATACCTTCACCGGCGTAGAACTTTTCGAGCAACATACACACACGGTTAGGGAGGTCGTTGTCGCGTCCAAACGGTATTATCGGCGTACCGTTCACGTTCATATATTTATAACCAAACGAGGCGATAGAGCCGCCGCGTAACATGAAGGTCGAGGGTGTGAATCCGCGACCCTTGGCGTTCATGCTGAAGGTGTATATTTCACCGGCTCCATTATCTACGAAACCGAAATTTCCGCTTCTGCGTATCATCTTGCTTAAAGTGTTAGTTTAACACCGTTCGGCGACCGTTGAACTCGGTAATTAAAACCTGCCAGCAATTACGGGCGAGGCCTGTTTCCGTATCGGTGAAAAATAGTTTATAACTTGCGTCTGAAATTTTGTCGTCTTTTGTCTTGGGGCGGATTCGCGCCGCATTGACTTTAACCACGTAGCCACCGTTGCGCGTCTGCCTGTTCCACTTGCGGAAGGTGAGCGAGAACGTACCACCGGCGAGGCTTATCCGCTTCATCTGCTCGATAGCGTCGTAAAGGTCTATCGGCTGCGCTTCTGTTTTATCCACGGCCATACTATGTCGGCGAAAAATAGATATATCAGGTAAAGGAGAATCAGGCCCAGCAATCCGGGGCCGATGATGTTCTCTAAAGATATTGCGGTGTTATTAATTTCCTCCGTAGTTTCTTCCGTTTTCTCGTTGACGGAATCCACCGCGCCGGAACTCTCGGAGTGTCGCGTTGCATTGAGGCCATAAAACCATTTTTGCGCCTCCTTATCTCTTTTCGAGAGGGTCGAAACAATCGCCGAACGCGTCCAAATAATTTTAATAGGTCGTCCGACTGAATCGCGTTTAATCTCGACAGTTCCAGTTGCACCCGTTGAAACGCTTGTTGTGTCGCTCTCTCTGCTTCGCTCGTTTCCTCCGATGAGTACCGAATCGACCCTGGTACTATCTTGCCCAGAGTAATGAAATTCGGTTCTGGTTTCTTCGACTGCCTTTCTATTACTTTTGCAACTTGTGAAAGAATAAGCGGTAAGAATAAGAACAACAAGGGCGAGAACGCCAAAAGGCTGACAAAAAATTTTATTTCCATGTTTCATATATGTGACTTATTGGGGTTGCGTGATTTCGTCGAGGCGTTCCTGAACATTGGCCTTGAACTTGTCGAGTTCGTTAGCGTAGTGGATAGAGATACCCAGAAGGGAGGCGACGAAAATACATACCGTTCCGAACGCGGTTAATACTGAACTATGGATTTCACCCTCCGGCGGTATGAATAAACCGATAAACAGAAGGGAGAGGCCGGCAATCATTGCCACGATTGCCAAAATGTAGATTATAACCTCCTTGAAGGTCAATTTGTCGAACTCTTGTTTTAAGTGTTTCATCGTGATTCGTATTATTTTGCTGCAAAGGTCTTATATATATCGCGCGTAACGAAGGACATGCCCGGAAGCAACAAAAAACGCCCGTTTCACAACGGACGTTCCTTTCTTGGTGGTTGGATAGTGTTTGCTTATGTGGTAAACCTAAATCAATCTTTTACCTTGGGGCTGTATCTTATTCGTCTGTATCTGCTGTTTGAGTGCCACCGTCGGCTTCCAGTTTCCGAATCTCTCCGATTTTCACCATCGCTCTTTCGATGTGTTCGGGAAGGTTGCGGAGTTCTTCGACGTTTTCGGCCACCTCTGAAAAGTGGAGTAAACGGAATATTGCGTAACGTGCCGTGTTGAGGGATTCCCACGCTTCTTTGAAGGCTGTCGTTACCTCCTCAAACGTTGGGATTTCGTTAGCGTCGCAGTCGAGCCGTTCAGGGGCGGCGGTGAGGGTGATACTGTCGAAGGGGTCGACGGGTTCGTTGAGCGGTGCCGGAGAGCCGGCGATGTCGGCAATATCGGAGCGGAGGGCGTTCAGGGCGCGGAGTGTGTACATTGCCTCGTTGTCACTCATGCCGATTTCGTCGGAGTAGTTGAGTATGTAGTTAAACAGGCGGTCGAGGTGGGCGCGGTAGAACTGGTAAGTTCCGCAGGGGTGTTGGAGTGCTTGGATTGCTTTTACAGCGTCGGGGGTGAGGTTGATATTATTTTCCATATCGGTAATTTTTTGTTGTGATTGTTGGTTTACCATTGCTTCAGGCCGAGGCGGTCTTGACGGAGGTCGCGGGCTGTCTGTCGCCATGCCCACGGGGTGAAGGCTGCAAGCCATACCATAGCACCGTAGGCGATTGTGTGAGTGTCGTCGGTGCATACGCCCCACCACGACCATAGCGCGGCGATTACGCTTGCAAAGGTAAACAATTTTTCTGATGTAAGGTAAATAATTCCTTTGATAAGGAGTTTTTTCACTTTCGGCTTGTACGACAAAGCCGGAGCCGGTAACGCTGTTGCTGTTTTCATTTCTCGGTGATGTTTGTAATTTGATGTTTGACGTTTTCGTTAGGACATGAAAAAGGCGACCACCTCTCCATGTCGTCAAACATCACCGAGAAACCGACGGAATAGTCGTGTTAATTAGTGCGGAGGTAGGCGGTCGCCTGTATCGTATGTAATCGGGCATAAAAAACGCCCGAAAGATTTCGAGCCGATTAAACGGCTACTCCAGTTGGGTGACTGGTGATGTTTGACACCGCAAATTTCGGCAGAATAATGTGAACAAAAAAAAAAAAAGCGTTAATAAATGTTATTAACGAAAAGAAAAATAAATTAACATAACAACGCCGAAAC